CATAGTCATCGACATTTAACCAAGCTCTTCTGTTGCCCTCTATATTCATGAACTCAATATTCCGCTAACTACTAATATCTCACGTTTCACGTAGAATGGAATTCCCGCCGTGTGTGTCTCGATCGTAACCTGTTCTACGACGCCACTTGTGTACATATCAACTGTGTGACCTACGAAATTCTCGACATGTGAAGTGATCCCAGACAACGGAAAACTTCCTGATAATGCTGGATCAGACATGAAACTACCCGAGCGCGCCACTTGTAATACGTGTATATTTGTAAACGGAAATGATCCCGTTACATTATACAGTGTGGATCCCGATTGAGCTGAATCTGCCATGTATCATTTCATGGATAGAGGGTTGTGCTATCCCACTTAAAGCATATACTCGCATGCAATTGATTTCCGACATTCCTGTAGATGAATGCTCGATCATTCAGTTGACCTGCAGTTCCTAATCCACGATGCACTGAGTAGACGTTTCTTAAGAAGCCTGCGAAATGGCGATGAATTCCTGTACCGAAATTAATGCCTACAGGGAGAATAGAGTCAACGCCAAGTGTCATATCACGTTCCGCTTCTGAATGCATAGGAACATGAGGCGATGCTGGAGAACCCATGAATACTGATGCGCCACCATTTGTGGTGCCGCTCAGCATTGTTGAATTATCTACTGGTGATAATCTGTTCCAAAAACGTAATGAGGTGTCATTTATGCCTTCATCCCATTCAAGATCAAATGGAGAATCATGAATTACATAACATCGTTCATCTGCCGGCGAACCATTATCGCGTGCCCCATTTAATTCACCGATGTATGTCCAAACAGTTTCAGAATTAATACCAGTGTCATGTATGAGTGTTAACATACCTTGATCGGCAATAACAGACACTTTCATTGGTGTTGCAACAACAGGAATAGTAATGGGCACACTTGTGCCAGATCCTATTGACGTTGTTGGAAATGTGGGAGGTGTTACTGCACTACCGCCTGTGACAAAATCACATAGTGGAATCAATAGCATATGCAATCGTGTCGTTGCATCGGCTTCTAAATACAGCTGAAAGTGATTTGTGTTGTTGCCATCAGTTGATTCAAGTACAATCCAGTCACCCTCCCCTATGGGTCCGCTTACCCAACTCGTTGCTGTCGTAAGTGAACTTAACGATGCAGAATTACTTGGCACTTCACGTGCTGCAGATGCACTTGTAAACGCTTCTACAACAGACCAACCTGGACCGGTGAGCGTCGCATGATTATTGATTAAAAATCTTGCAATATCGGGCAATGCAGTCAAAATACTTGAATGCGCCCTGTTTGGAAAATATCTTGTTACCAATGCCATAATAGATCACGGATACGCTGATGAGCCGTCCCATCTAAAACAAATGCCTGGATGTGCAGCTCCTGCGGCATTATTACGATATGCAAATCTGCGGCTGTCAAGTGTTCCTGCGGATCCCATCAAGTAATGTACTGAATAGACGTTTCTTAAGAAACCTGCAAAATGGCGATGTAAATTTGCATAGTATATGCCAATTGGCAGGATAGAGTCGACACCCAAAAGAAAATCACGATGTGATAATTCGTGAATCATTCCATTTCCGCCCGATGGTGACACCATGTGTGTTGTTTCGCCACCGTTGTTTGTGCCGCTTAAGATCGTTACATCATCTACTGGACTAGCCCTATTCCAAGGAGTCGTTGCCGAAGACACCCAACGCACAGTACTTGGTGTATCATATGCAACATAAGCACGATCATCAGGCGGATTACCATTTGATCGCGCGCCGTCAATTTCACCGACGTACGTCCATTGTACGTTAGTATTAGTGAAATCATCAAACAAGAACATTGCCATGCCTTGATCAGCAACTATCGAATAGTATGCAGTCGTTGTGAATCCTGTCATCGTAACAGGACCACTACCTGTAACACCAAACGAAGATGTTGGCCAAGTTGGTGGAGATGCTGCAGCACCACCCGTGACAAAATCTTCATTCGGTATTACCAAAAGATACAACTGAGTTGCAGATTGGTATTCTAAATACAGTTGAAAGTGATTTGTGTTGTTGCCGTTTGCTGATTCGAGCACAATCCAGTCATTAACATTGATCGTGCCGCTGGCCCACACACTCGCACTGCCAACAATCGAGTCAAGATCTGATGGGTTTGATGCAGTGTTTCTAGCTATCGAGCCTGAGCCGGCTTCAACAATTGTCCAGCCTGGACCTGTAATTGTCGGATGATCGTTGATCAAGAAGCGAACCATATCAGGCAACGCTCGTCCCAAGTTGGCATGAGCGCGTTTCGGATATATGCGTGTTGTTGGCATGTGTACTTCACCTAAATATCACGGGAATGCTGTGCTGCCATCCCATGCAATTACCAGTGCCGCATCAGAGCCACTTAAGCTATTGTTGTACCTAAAATGACGTCCAGCTGTTGTACCATTGTATGCTGTTGTACCAGCTGACGATGTAACATCAGCATGCATTGAGTAGACGTTTCTCAAAAACCCCATAAAATGGCGATGTATGCCTGTTCCAAAATTCACACCGACGGGAAGAATTGAATTCGTTCCAAGCAATGTATCAATATTCGTCGTATTGTGTACGATTTGTGAACCACCAGCTGCTTCAAAATATGCTGGCGCGCCGCCATTAATTGTGCCAGTCAACCAAGTGTTCGTACCAGACACCTGTAGAGGTGAATATCGATTGAAGGTACGTACAGATGTTGCGGTCGAATCATCCCAATAAACACCCGACGTGTTTGTCCAGACGACATATGGCCGATCATCGGGTGGACTTCCACTTACACGTGTACTGTCAACTTCCCCAAAGTACGTCCATCCTCTTGGTATGCCATCAAGACGTGAAAAGACAAACGCGGCCATACCTTCATCAGCTACAACACTGTAGCTAGCCGAAGTTGCTAATGATGCAACACCATACACCGTACCAGATGATAGACCAAACGACGCAGTTGGAAAAGCTGGTGGCGTGCCTGCAGGTGCATCGGTGTTAAACCCACACTGTGGTAACATCATGATATTTGCAGAACCGCTAGCGGCTGCAAACAGACATACCTGAAAATGATTTGTATTTAGTGAATTTTGTGACTCTAATACGATCCAATCACCGACAGAAACAGATCCATTTGCCCATCCGACAGCATCAAGCAACGTATCAATGTCACCAGGATCATTTGGTACATCTCTTACACCGTTAGAATATGCTTGGACAATCTGCCAACCTGGACCTGTGTACGTCGAATTCCTGTTGTTCAGAAATCGAGCGATCTGTGGCAATGCTTGAAGCATTGACCCGTGGATCGTGTGTGGGTATATTCGCGTCGTAGGCATTTACTACGACTAAATATCACACTAACATCACCTATGCATACTTCTACTCGAGAAGATCACACATGAATACTGCCAACTGTCATTGATCACTATTTGACGACGAACCCTTAAGGAAAGGGTACCGTGTTCATTCAGCTGACATGTTCTCTTATTCCAACCACCTAAACGTGCACTGTACACATACGTGTCATTAAAGTATACAACGATGATCACTTGATCGTTAAAGTCAGCATTGAATTCAACAGTTTTGAAGTATCGACGATATAATCGACTCAGACGTTTGAATAGAGCGTTCATCACATTCTCGTTGTGTCAATCGGTCGACTTGATAAAATCCGACAACGATATTCTTTTCTCTCGACAACACGTTCTGCTTGACGACGATAAAGAACATGATAAACACTGCCATAACAACGCCTACCCGAGAATCTGCCATGTTCGTTCAGTTGAACAGATTTGTGACTGAACCATCCAAGATCTCGATAGGTAAAATGTACTATGCTGTCTTGATCTACTAGAGAGATTACAGAGTCATCTGCACGCGGGCAAAATTCTTGTGTCTTAAAATATCGACGATACAACCAGCTTAGACGCTTGAACAACGCATTCATCTGACCCTCGTTATATCGACGCCGCGACTCGAGAAGATTAGACATGAATATTCAACAAAATTTGAATCAATAGAACGATAGCAACGTCGACCAGAGAAATGACCATGTTCATTTAGTTGGGTTGATACGAAAAAAGTCCACGGATAAATGTCTTTAAACGAAGTATAGACATTACGTTCAAATTTGTCAGCTAATTTGATCAATTTCAAGACAAAATATCTGAAAATATTCGCATGAATAACAGAGATCAGAGAATCATTTGTGCGTGGGCGAAACTCGTGTGTCTTAAAGTATCTTCGATACCACCGCTTCAGACGATTAAACATATCATTCACCGATCATGACAGGACAACAGTTCTACTTGATAAGATCAAACAAGAGTACTGGTACTGTTCGTCAGAAATCTGTCGTAGACGATATCGACTTGATAACAACCCATGTTCATTCAGTTGAACTGATCTTCTAACATAGAAGCCAAGATCTCGATATATCAGGCGTATGGTACTTCCGCCTTCATAACAAATAGAGATCACCATATCATGACATCGTGGACAAAACTCCAATGTCTTAAAATATCGTCGATACCAACGTTTCAGGTGTTTAAACATGTTATTCACCGAATTTTCATTACATCAATTGGTCGACTTGATAAGATTCGACAACGATATTCGTGTTTTGTTACGATATGCTCTTTAAAACTGCTATAATGAACATGACAAACCAAATAATGGCAACGTCTACTAGAAAGTCGTCCATGTTCATTCAATTGAATTGTTACATGTGACCCAAGATCTTGATAAGTAAAACACGTGATAATGTTACTATTCTGATCAAGAACAGAGATTACAGAATCATCTGCGCGTGGACGAAATTCTGACGTTCTAAAATACCGTTTGTACCAACGGTTTAGTCGTCTAAATAAGTGAAACATGATCAGTACTCAATGAATTTGAATGGGATCGTGCAACTCGAGAATGGCATCGTTATATTACTATGTTTTGAGCCAGGCTCAACGCCATATCTCGGCGAGAATAGGAACAACCGGTTAGCTTCAGATTCCATGAAGTAACGACGATCAGCATGTACTAAATTACCCTCTATCCAGCTCGCCGCGATGAATAGACTGTCTTTTGTATCAAACATCGTGATTAACCGATACTACGTCTAGGTTTTGCTCTACGATCTGTGAAATCGGTAGCATCTTTCCGCATGTCGTGCGAAACTTGTGTTCCGGTGTACAATCGACGTATGAACCATCAGAGAACGTGTATCTGTTCACTGATCTTACACCATTATCATGGTTGGCAATGACACGCGTGACAATATCTGTTCTTGATTGTTCATCGCGTGTGATTACGTAATCCGTATCTCTGATGTCGGCTATCCGTTTAGAATGCAGATTTTCACCATTCTCATCACAAACAACGATACATGTATCTTGTTGTAGACAAAGGTTGAAGCCGTACCCGCTGAAGAATTCCATCTTTTTCCAGAGCTCTTCGACTTGTTCAGGCTTCATGCCATTCTCGACAGCCCCTGCCATGAATCGCTCTTTGATAGCTAAAGCGTCCTTCGCCTTCTTCTCGTTGACGTCTGTTCCGATCGACTTCTTGACTAAGATTTTGCGAAGCTTGTCACAATCTTCCCATGACAAGTTACCAAGCTCACGACCCAATGTCATGAATGACTCTTGATACACCATGTGCCCGTAACTCTTCGAGAGCACACGTTCCACAATCGGGTGAACGTACTCGAGCTTCTCACCACGTTCAACACGTTCCTTGTCAGCAATAAACGCCTTGTCAACGTTAGCCATCAACGGCCCAGGACGAAAGATCGACGTAGCCGCGGCGATGTCATTGATCGATCTCGGCTTGACGCTCTTGATAAAGTTCTGTGAACCACGTTCAGTGAATTGAAAGATACCCGCCCAACGTCCAGCGTGATACACATTCTCGTACACCTCTTGATCATCCAAGTCGCACTTCTCAGCATCGAGATTCTCGTCGAACCACTTTCTCACATCTGGGAACGTGGGTTCGTCAGCGCGCCTGACGCTAGTTGGCTTCACCATATTGAGATTATACAGAATATCATGCAGCTTGTATGTTTAATGTGAACTTTACATCTCGAGCAGCAAGGTGTTCTAACACCTCATTGCAGAATGTTCCACACTTAGCCATCTGTTCGAGCGCATAAACACCACCAACTAACGACTTCCGATTGTTGATCAATGCATTGATCACACCCGTACATGTGTAACTCGTTGTGCGCGACATCGAAGAGACACCATCTCTTGCGCGATCGTGTAACGTATACACACGTTTGGTACGCCCAGCATGATAGCTTTCGTATCCAACAACTTCGATCCTCATCAACGTCATGTCTTCTTCATTACGATCGAATGTCCACTGTTTCAACAGTCGACTTGCAGTTACATCGATGGGCCTGACATTGGTCATAATACCTGTGACATGATCACGTACACCGACAGGTGCGTTGTCTAACATACCAGAGTCACGAAGCAGCTTCATATGTACGAGGTGACCTGGGTACCTCAACGTATATTCTTTGACAGTAGGAGTTGTCGAAGTTGTCAGCAACGATCTAAGGCCATCTGTGTTGAATGCTTCCAACGTTCCCACACCTGGAAATTCGATGTCGAATATCTCCGACATCGCGGGCGATGTAACAACATGACCAGCTTGGAGATACCTACAGTCTCTCGTATACATCTCAAACACATCATACAGTGAATATCCGGCCTTATACTGCCATGGTAATGTTCGCTGTACGGGTAACCCGCCGACGTAACACGTGCAACTTTCAACCTTGAACATTGAAGTCTCGCACTCACCCAAGATAAGGTTCCACAATCCTGGTGCAACACCAGCGTCAACAATTGCAATAGACCCACCACGCTCGGCGCGTGACTTAAGCGTGAACTGATCTTGTTCAGCAAATGAAACATCGACAACATCAACGCTGTGCGCTACGACTGCTTCAAGTATGTCAAATCCAACATATCCTGGTACAGCATTGACAACAACGTCAGCACCAGCTATAAGATCGGGTATTGACGCAGGTGTTATATGCGCTGCTACACACGTGATGCCATTGTAAGGTAATGCAGTGAACCTGCTTTGATCAGTGTCGATCACCTTCACATCATGATCATGTGAAAGATCGGCAGCAACAGTTGAACCTATCTTACCGCAACCCAAGATCGCAATTCGCATATCATATTGTGATACACATCACGTATGATGTATTAGTCTGAAAAGATTAAATTTGGTGTGCCCCAAATTTTGTCTGTGATCCGCAATCAATACAATTGTTTAACGTGTCAGGACAACAAATATTGTAACATCGTTCCGCATTTAGATCGTGAAATTTTACTGTATGCGTTTGAACTGACTGTAATAACTTACACGGCCTTCCACAGACCGGGCACTTCAATGATGTCATCGTCAATATTGATTTCTGATGCCCTGATGTTTCCACGATTACTTGTGATTACCTCTTGTGTACCTAATAAATCCAATGTCAAATCGCCAAGTTGGACAATGTATCTTCCGCTATTTTGTGTCCATTTGTCTTTCAAAATTAGTTCTATACAACGTTGAACGATGCGAAGTGTCTTAAGACCTAGAAGGTCATGTTTAAGTAGGCCGCGGGCTTCTAAATGCCTATAGTGTAACCCCTCTGTCCAACTTGTCTGTTTTTCACCACGAACCCTAATTACCGGCATTCGCTTCGCTATGTCATCTCCGATGACCACGCCGCCAGCGTGACGGCCGATCGACTTGTTCTGTTCGAACAGAATTGTAATGTGCGCGCCGACCTGTGGGTACTTTTCTATAAACTGACGAAAGCCAGGCGAATGTTCCATTGCATCTTCGTACTTCAGAACAAATACGTTCTTATCATCACCAGGCTTGAGGACTGCTTTCTTTACCTCACGTTCAACACTATTTGTGACACGATTAACCTCTTCGAAGTCGATACCGTAGAAGCGACTTACATCCTTGACCAAGCTTCTCAATGCGAAGTTGTTGAAGTTCGAGACAGGTACAACATTCTCCTCGCCAAACTCCTCACGAAGGAGTTCTTTCAAGCGATCGTTGTCTGCAACATCACTGTCAATATCGGGCGACTCAACGCGCGCGCGCGAAAGGAAACGCGAGAAGAGCAGACCGTACTTCAGTGGATCAACATGTGTAATACCGAGGACGTAGTTGACGAGACTTCCGGCACCAGATCCACGACCAGGACCTACCAACATGTTGTCGTTAGCTATTTGCATGATCTTCGTGATCGTCAGGAAGTAGAGGGAGAAATTCTTATCTCTAATGACCTCAAGCTCCTCGCGTGCACGTTCAATGTACTCATCTAGTGTATCCAACCCCTTTGCCTTGAGCCCGGACTTCACGAGGTTAACAAGATGCTTAAATGCAACCTGTTGCTGTTCATCTTCTGGAAGATTGGCAACGTCACTTCCCAGTAGGTTTCTGACAGGAAATATTGGTGTTGCTGATGGTATTGCGCTGTCACATAGTTGATGTGCTATGTCATGTGTGCGTTCGATTGCGTCTGCGATCTCTTGGTCATCATAGAACGACCAGTCACTGACGTTATCTGCATATGCATTTACGCTATCATGATATGACTCCCACATCTGCTCAGCGTTCTTCGGGTACAATTGCGCCTTCAGTTCATCTGTTGAGGTGGGTAGTTGTCCAGGTTCATACTTGTCGTAGTTAAGCCAACCAAGCTTCTTATAAAGCTCACGGTCCTTCCAGAGATCAGGACCAGGATAATGACTATCTGCCGTCACTATGAGTGGAATTCCGGCTGTGCGTGATGCTGCAATGAGGTGTTTGTTGACGAGGTGTTGTGCACCCAATCTATTAAACTGGATCTCGACAAAGAAATTATCACGTCCAACAGCGTCAGTTAGAACATCTATCTCGTTGAGGATCTCTCTCTGTACCTGATCAAACTGTGACTGAGTTCCTGCGTTGGGAAGCATGTCATCCCAAGCGACATCATTGTATCCCTTGAGCGTCAGATACGAGAGTGGCCCACCGAGACATGCTGTGGAGACAATCAGACCCTCACTGTGTTGTTTGAGCATCGCATAGTCAATGCGGGGGAACCTATAGAATCCCTCATCATATGATCGAGTGATCAATGTGTAGAGATTCTCTAGTCCCTTGCGATTCTTCGCAATCACAACAAGATGATGGCGACGACGAACAGGATCATACCACTTCGTCTGCTTCGTCTCTTCCTCATTCTCAATGACAGATGCACCCTCACTACCATCAACGATAGGCGATACTTGATCCTGGGCGTACTGTTGACCCTGTTCATGTGAACGAGCGTACTCCTGCTTCCAGACGTTCAGATCAGGATGAAGGTAGAACTCACATCCAGGTATGAACTTGAAGTTCTTGCCCTTATCGAGGAGGTCTTTCGCGTGTGTGAAAGCATGTGCATGACCATTTGCATTACCGTGGTCTGTAAGCGCCCATGCATCCATACCGTTGGACATCACGTAGTCCATGTGGAATTTTGGAAGCGATAACCCATCGAACACGCTGAATCCGCTGTGTGCATGCAAACCTACAAATCGCGAAGGCGGACGTATGATTTTTGTCATTTACGACTCACAATATGTCTCGACGAGAATATTCCAGTACTATACGCATGTGTGCCATATCTGTATGACAGATTATAGTATACGACGAAATATCTGATGCTGGCGCGTTCATTAGCAAAAGGTCCGTGCTCAGTAAAGTAATCACGTGATCCTCTGGGTCTCTCATGAAAAACAAAAGCGCTGTCACCCTCTTGTGCTAACATAGCATACGCCTTGATGAAAACGACAGTTGAATGATTATGTGACTATAAGTCGCCGCGGGATTTCTGTCAAAGAAATATTCTTGCATCCATAGGGCCGCGTCTTCAGTAATAAATGAAGACGTCGCAAAGAAAGTGACAATCGCATGATCATTTTTCTCTGCTATCATGTAATGAACTTTCGCGATGAGAAATGTACAGTGACACCAGAAGTTTTTCTGTGTAGTGTCAAAGATATTTCATACCAAAAGAGACAATCTTCTGGGATAAATGCAGTGTCGTAGATAGAACTTATCACGACAATGATAATGTCGTGTTTTTTAATCAACATGGAAAATAGAACGTGATGAAAATGCAGCAATCCAAGTTCTGGAGTCACCCCATCGTATTGGGCTACATGTATATGTCCCTACATCGTAGGACATCATTATTCGAGTGTCGATATTAAGCCACTTACGATTGAAGATCACAGCGTCTTCAATTTACGTGAAGTAATAATGTAACATTTAATACATTATAAAATCTGACATTTAGATTTGTCAAGTACAGAGACATCTTGATGAGAACACTTCAACGTAGTTCGGTCTATACCGAAACTGATATGCTGGTGGATTAAGCGGACCCAATGTCCACACATTCAACTCATCTTGGTTCCACGAGAGAGTAACATCGAAGGAACGAAACGGAAAACCTATGTCATACATTTAATATCCTGAATCGATGCGCTCGTGTACGATCTTGTTCTTCTTCTCATACGCTGCGAATAGTTCGTCAGGCGTGACACCAAGCATCAGCAGCATCTCAAGTTGAAAATGAAGTGAATCAGAGATCTCCTCAAGGAAGTGTTCTCTGTCGAATTCTGGCACGTCTGTCTTACGATGTTGCTTTGCATTCTTCAACAACGCAAATGCCTCGAAGAGTTCTTCGACTGCTTTGAGACCGGTATCCCTACACGCCTTCTGTCCCGCCTTCGATGTTATATCGACAGGACACTGTATGTCGTGTCCTGCGTACTGAAAGTGCTCGATGAGCTTCTGTTGAAGCTCAAACATTCTTGTCAATGATGCATCAGTCATGTGCTGTATCACCTTGCTCATCTGGAAGCTGTTCCATACACGTCTTGATAAACGACTCGGTGCGCGAGATGAAATCATCTGTCATCGACAGATGATTATCTTCGTCGACACGAAGTTCAAGTAGGCGAAGATGATCAAGAAGATTCGTGCCTGTCAACATTGACACAGAAACCAATTGCATGATGCCTGCGATTGTCTGATCAGTAAGCTTGAATGTGTTTAGTGTTGTCATTTTACGTCTCTTTCTTCAGTGTCTCTGCGTATCTCTTTGCATCTAGATAAGGATGCAGATCAATCACATTGTTAGCATCTTCATCATCAGCACCAATGTTATTCTCGATATAGTCTGAACATATCGACCATATTGCTTGATGTACTGCGTCGATCGTATCATTCGCATCGACAACATACACACTTCCAGTACGCTTCTGTGTCTTCGCCCACTCGTAGTATGCTGACCTTACTGCAACTTGAAACGGCGCGTCTGCTTCATATGTATCCAAGTTGTCCTTGTGGAAGGGCTTTCCCTCAAGTATAATCATCAGATCTGCTGTCGCGACGAGGTCGAGCTCACACATGAGTTCATCGTGTTCGATGCCAGCGGCGCGACCATATGCATATGAAGATGCATTCCATCGATCGAACACGAGAGCGTCATACTTATCGACCTCATTCTTTAATGAGCTCTCCTGATAAAGGATCCTGTTAAGGATGTGAAGTGCCTGAAACGTCGAGGGATACTTCTTCGCACGACCGTCGGCTAACATCTCATAGATACGAGGATATGAAAGTTTGTCTCTAATCGGTACTTCAAGTAGGCCCACATCAGAGTAACCACGCCGATACGACAGACGTTTCGCAAGAAGTTGTGACTGCGTCGCCTTACCGAGCATGTCGCACCCTTCTATGACGACGACGAAACGACACTTATTTGTAGTTCCGAGATCTCTTATCAACTTACTCATCGAATGGTCCCCTCAACTCACCCGTATCTGTCGTATATCCAAATGCAAGTAATGTTGCGTCAAATGCATTTGTCGCGACAACTAATTCAAGCATCTTCGATGCAAGCTGTCGTATCTCAAGTTGAGCATGTGTATTATAACGTAATCTGAGGAAGTGTTCAAATGAACGCCAATTGAACATAACGTCTTGAACGATCTGATTGCCATACGGCAGATAAAACCTTGCCGATTCTTTGGCACGTTTTCTATCAACACCACGAGCAACGAGCTTTTCGATCTGTTGATGATATCGCTCGTATGACTCCTGCATATGAATGACGTACTCTTCACGCTCATCTTCTGTCCAGTCAACGGGAACATAGAGACGATCTTCCTTGAGCTCTTTGTACCTTGCGCTCTCACCATTGATCGAGACTCCGATCCTATGCTTGAGAAGGTGTATGTGTGTCGCTATGTCACACGTTACGAGAAAGTGCAACGACGACTTCTCAAATGGTGTGCCATGACCGCTGTCTGCTAACGTCTTCAGCAGCTTGCCGATCCTTGCAGCCTTACTGTCTGTGAGCTCACGACTTGTACTCGTCCACGCACTAAGTGCATGCGTTATATCACCACCGTAGTGTCCGATGAGTTCGACTTGATTACCCTCTGTGTACATGATTACTTCCCAGGACGCTCAGGATTGGTCTGGATTGCTCGCGTTCTGTGAGGTATGGTAACCATCGGCTGCCCAACCTGCACCAACCAGAACGAACGTAGAATGTCCAGAGAACAGACGTTCTGTGTCTGCTTGACAGACAGGACAGTTCGGAAACGTGTCAGACAATGACACGATGTCTTCGAACTCGTATGAGCAGTTCTTACACTTGAAGTCAAACATCGGCATGTTTTCATTATCACACAATGTGTGTCTTTGTATAAGACAGCTGATCTGTTTCACTTCCACGCCAGTAATTCACTTACTGAGCCACGAGTCTTTCCATCTGCCGACATTGTACGTCTCACATCTGTGATCTCGACTATGTTGAACTGCTCGTAAAGTTCTTGAGTCGCTTCTGTATACGAGTTCGAGACGTACACACGTGCTCCGCGTGATGACGCAGACAGCAGTTCATCACGCAGGCGTGTCTGTCGTGTCCAGTCAAATGCACCGACATATCCATTAAACTTTCGCTTCGGTTCGTTGACGTCGACGTATGGCGGATCACAGTAGACGAGATCACCTTGACCACAACGTCCTATAACGTCTTCGAACACTTCACACGAGAATTTCGCACGTTCACACACCTTCAATGCGTGACCAAGTGAAGACACCTTAATCTCAACTGGCGATATGTTCTTGTTCCAAGATACGTTGAACTGGCCGTTACGATTGATTCGATACAGACCATTGAAACAATGACGATTGATGTATAATGTACGAGCTGCCAACTCGTTTGGTGTGTGCATCATCTGCCACCCATCAACACGATCCCATGAACGTATGCTGTAATACGTGTCTTCTGTCGAGTCCCAAGAATTAGCTATTGACTCAACATCTAACGGATCAATCATCAGACGTTCATAAAGGTTGATCAACTCACTATTGACGTCTGAGACGTATATCTCAACGCCACGTTCCGTTGCACCAGAATTAATCACTGCACCAAGTGCACCACAAAATGGTTCCACATAGCGCATGACACCCGACCAGTCAAAGTAGGGTGTAATCAAATGCATGTACGACTGTTTATTACCAGCGTACTTCAGGAACGTTCTGTTGTGCATTATTTCTTTGTCGCGGCAGCTTTCCATTTAAGCGTACGACCATGAGAGCGAACAAATTGTTCATGATTCTTTGTCGCCTTACCCACAAAGCTAATACCAATATGCTTGTTCTTTTTCGCATTAATGATCGCGTTATTGTAAGCAACTTCTGCATCATTATACGATGTACCAACATACAATAGATCTATTTGAATTTCCGGGACAGTATCAATAACAACAGTTTCTTGAATTGCAATGACACTATAAGTTTGATCGCTTTTCTTTGGCATATGTTCCTTTTTCTCATCCGCACTTTGATGCCGAGCATGCTGAGCATGTCACGCATCCTTCCATGAATACTAACGAGTTCTCTGCGCCGCAGTCCGGACAATCCTTATTCATCTTCGTGCCATCGAGTATGTACTTCTTAAGTACACGAGCCATGACCTTTGCGAAACTGAACAGATCTGCATCTCGATCACGTTGTAACTGTTCGACAATGAACTGTACTGGTGTACCGTGACGAAGCGACAGTGATAACATTCGTGTGAACGCACTATAGTTCGGATTGTCGAAGACGTCAACAATATCCTTAACTCTATTCGGATCGTCGGCATCACCGTAACTCAGATCGTACTTCGATCCTGTCTTCACAGTTCGCTTTGAGATCCAACCATGTGTGTACTTCTTCGGTATTTCAATAAGCTCGTGGCCGTCATTTCCACCGAACACCTCATACGGTTTTCCGTCCAATGTACCGACGAAGATCATCCACTTCTCACCCTTGATTGTCACTCTATGAATATCACAAGGTAGTTCTTGTGGGCGCCGCGGAGCGTGACGATCTTCGAGCTTCTTTACGTCTTCCTGTTTGTCAGCTGAGATCAATACACCCGACCTGCTGCCGTCGCGATATACAGTACATCCCTTGCAACCAGTCTTCCATGCGTGCATGTACACCTGTGAGACTACGTCTCGTGAAACGTCTGATGGAAGGTTGATCGTTTTCGAGATACTATGTTCAACGAACCTCTGTGCGGCAGCCTGAATATCAATCGATGACATCCAGTCGATCTCCATCGCGGTTGAGCCATGATATGGCGAATCCTTCGCGGTGGTGAGACCGGTAACATTCATCCATTCTTGAAATCCTGGATGATAGACGTCGTACTCCTGCCACGAATCACCAGTTGCGTCAACGAAGTCGACAACATTATTGTCAGATGGCACTTTGCGTCGACGACGATATTGAAGCATGTACGCCGGTTCGATACCAGACGTTGTGCGTGTTAACGTGGAAACGCTTCCCACAGGTGCAGTCGTCGTCAATGCGATGTTTCGACGACCGACCTTTCGAAAACGATCTGTGATATGCTTCGGAACGTGCTGTTCGAGATTCTTGAAGAACGGATGATCTTCGTATCTACTTGGCTCGCAGATCGGAAATGCACCACGTTCTTCAGCAAGAATGACAGATGACTCATGTGCTGCCACTGCAAGTGCTCTATAGATTGCGCTCGTCTGTCCAACAGCTTCCTGTGATCCATAACGTACGTTAAGCTTCGCTAATGCATCACCGAGACCTGTGATTCCCAATCCAGTTCGACGACCGGCCCTTGCTGTCTCGATGATGTTCAGCCACATATCTCGTTCGACGCTCTTGTCATATGGATCCTCAGGATCCTCTTCTATCTTCGCGACGATCTTCATCAATGCTTCGATCTCGAGATCAACCAAGTCGTCCATGAGTCTCTGTGCCTTCACGACGTGATCATGAAAGAGCGTAAAGTCAAATGTAGGTCCAGATGTCTCAGTGTACGTTGAGAATGGATTGTTCACGTAACTGTTGACGTTGACGACAAGCAAACGACATGAATCCCACGGCGAAAGGGCAATTTCCGCACATGGATTCGTCGAAACAGTCTTGAATCCCTTGTCAGCGTATATGTCTGCTGGTGCCATGTTAATCATGGTGTCCCAGAACAACACACCAGGTTCAGCTGATGACCAGGCCGAGTCGATGATCTTATCCCAGATCTTCTTCGCATTTACAGAACGTGTTGTCTTTGGCTTTCCCGTGACAGGCCAACGAAGTTCGAAATCTTCGTCATTTTCGACCGCATTCATGAACTCATCTGAGATGCGTAGCGATATGTTTGCGCCCGTGACTTTCTTGAGGTCACGCTTTATATCAATGAACGTTTCGACATCTTGGTGTGCAATGTCAACTGTCAACATCAACGCGCCGCGACGGCCACCCTGTGCAACCTCTCTACACGTGTTGGAGAACCGTTCCATGAAGACACCAAGACCGTCAGATGTCCTTGCAGCATTCGACGTGGGATAACCACGTGGTCGAATGCTTGAGACGTCAAATCCAACGCCGCCGCGGCGCTTCATGATCTGTGCTTGACGTTGGTCAGCCAGAAGGATGCTACCGTATGAGTCAGCCGGCGGCGGGATGACAAAACAGTTTGACAACGACTGCATCTGATAGTCATTGCCTATTCCCGACATCGGTGAACCTTGTGGGATCAAATACTTAAACTTGTCGAGAAGATTGAAGATCTCGTCCTCTGACATCGGATTCGGATACTTTCGTTCTATACGCGCGAACTCGCGCGCGATGCGACGATGCATGTCAGTTGGAGTCAATTCGTAATAATGCTCATCGGCATCACGTAACGCGTACTTTGTCACCCAGACGTCAGCCGCAAGTGTGTCTCCATCAAAGTACTCGATTGCCGCGGCCAATACTTCATCGCGTGTATATGTCATCAACGTAATCCTATCACAATCAAGATTGGCATTGTAATTTTAAGTGCTCTTAGTCGGGTGCCAAACCGCCTCTGTTTGGATACTCTTGTCGCGCTTGAGCTCTGACCACTTCTTGCGCATGATATCTTTCATGTCATTCTCATCACCCTGTTGGGCTTCCAACACAGAGAGTGCATCAGCACCTTCTGACACGCTGATCATCGATATCGCTGTATTGATCCGAATTGGATACACGATACCGTCGTGACCTGCGCGATTCTTCGCAATGAACATCCTACCTGTACCCAAAGCCTTCTCGGCCGGTTTCCTAGATAGGCCGATGACGACATCTGCGACCATTGCCTTACCATACGCTTCAGACATGTTCTCAAGACCGATGAGCTCAGAATTCGCACCGTCCTTATTCGACTGCGATGCAGTCCAGATCGGAAGATCGAGATCCATCGCAAGGTTGCGAAGCTCTTCGTAAATCAACTTGAGCTCAAAACGAAGAGCTTCGTAATGCTTAGTCGAACGCATGATGTCTGCGTAGTCGATGATTATAAGGTCGGGTTTGTGATTCTGTAACGTCGTACGTTCTATGTGTGACCTAATTGTCTGCACAGTTGCAGATCCTGTCGGCCAACACTTGATTATGAGACGTCCCATCTTCATGGAGTCCTCAACGCGAAGAACCTCTTCACGATGTGCTGGAATCTCATTACTTGGGATTCCAGTGAAGTGAGAATCATATCTGAGACCGACTGCTGTCTCGGATAACTCGAACGTGTAATGGTTGACGTTCAGCTTGTTTATGCATGCAGCTGCACCAAGCTGAACAAGCATGTGCGAATTGTGTGACACAATGTCATCTGTGTAATAAGCATTTGTTACTGGAACAGATGAATTTGTATGGAAGTTATATTCCCATGTTTGAGAAATCTGTGACCAATTAGGAATTGTTTCAACCTGAAGATCATAAAGATGTTCTCGGCGACCCGCGACAGGACCTACTTCAATAATCGGATCGAATTTTTCTCGTTCTATTACAGGTTGTGTGCCGTAAACGACATGCTTATCAGCACGAACATGAATTTCATTCCCGATCTTCAGTTGATCCATGTGAACCCACTGTGCTAGTCGATTTCCACCAACACATGCATGCACAAGATGCTTATCAGCGGCAAAAAGCTTTTTGCCGCTAGATGTCTCCAATTTCCAAACTTGTTCAACTTTTGTTTCTCTGATCGCCTCGACGGCAACATAATGTCTCTCTTCGAAGTGCCCCATCAGATTAGGCGCTAACACCTTGATACAAAATCGCTTGACATCTAATACTTTGTCACCGTCTGCGTCAAGTTGCTGTGATGCGATCTTAACTGCGTGTGCAAGTTCACCGATCTGGATCTTCTTTTCTACTCTTCTACGCTCGATTGTAAGCATCTTCAATCTCCTTCAACACACGCTCTCGTTCGTATTTCCAATCGTTTTCCCACACGACAATGACAGTGTAACCCGCGGAGCACAACGCTACTAATTTAGCATTATCACGTTTCCACTGTTTGGATGCAATCACACCCGTAATTGGATTAACGTCATCCATCGAGTAACATGTTTTATTCATGTGCCACATGTCACCAAAATATTCAATGACAAGTTTTTTAGAATGAAACACAATATCAACATTGTATCCAGCAATGTAACTATTTTCATTAATATCTTCAATCTTTCGACACTCATTTGCAAGTTCGATCTCGCCTTTTGAACGAAATTTAGGTTGTGTCAAATGCCATGCACCTGAAATCTTCTTCAATGCATCTTCTGTGTGTTTCTTTCCAAACATCGGATGTGCAGAACCAGTACGTCCGTATGCTGGCGTCAACTTTGATGCTTCATCCAGCGTAACACCTTTTCGTCGAGCTATCGATGTCAATGACATTGGGTTTGCTTCACCTGACGCATTCTCAGACTGTTTCTGTTTTGTAACAAGATTGTTCTGTCGTAATGCCAACGTCGTTTGATGCTTTGACACTTTCTCGGCTGCCTCTTCGAGAGAATATCCTTTTCTAGTCCAGTGCTTAAGTTCTGATGGCAACGACCTGCCTTCATCAACCTTTTCCTTCACATCTGAACGTTGCATTGCAAGTGCAGTGGTGACAGATACCTTCTCTCGCATAGACTTAGATAGACGTTGTACGACATCATTTGGATACATTCGTCGATAGTCAACCATCTTTAGTTTGTGTTTACGTGTTATGTGTGCGATAAGTGAAGATGCCGACGTATAACTACACACACGACACGTGATGACATCGTCAAATTCCTTGGCACGTATGCACTTTTCATCGAGATAATGTCGATGTCTTGTATTCTCACCCACACGTTGTTTCGTCTGTCGCATCTTCTCAATCTGTGCACGTGTCAACACACACGTTTGTGCTGTTGGAAACTGTCGACGATACTCATCAAGCTTCACCCCATGTGTACGTGTAATGTGTGAGTTGAGATTTGTTGAACGCATGTCACATAACATGCATTGCAAACGCTCGTCTTCAGATGAGTTCATCGTCTACCTTGACATCACATGCGTTGATGCGACCACGCCTTGTGTCGAGCTCATCCCATGGATCATAAGTGATGCCGTTGATAACGATTTGTTCATATTGAACACCAATATAAGTATCAGCGGAACTGCATTTGCCGACGCCGGTTGGAGCGACTATTACACCGAGTTCACCTCTTCCAAGACCGCCACGCAGGATCTTGTTTGCATCGAGCTCGGAGATGCCTGTTGCAACAGGATGACGTTGTGCCTCTATGAAACGAAGTTCACGATCAGCTAAAAAGTCGTGACCGACGCTCTCACATGCGCCACGATTAACTGCGCGCTTGAGTTCATCGACGAGTTCGTCGTACTCAGAATCTTGAACCTTATCTACGATACGTTCAAGTGACTCCTTGATCTCCTGCTTCCTGCAGAAGTCAAGGGCACGTTCCTTGACATATGGAAGGTCACCGACGTCTGGATTCGAACGGATCTCTTGGAGGAACTCAACTATGCGACCCTTGAGCGTCTCATCTGCGTCCGACTTGAGATCATCGCGTGTTATCGTGATCAACGTCTCAAACGACGGAAATGCCTTGTACTTCTGATAATACTTGAAAAAGCGATCCGACAGAAAACGCAGTTCGCTCAGATCGAAGTACTCCGTTCTCATGACGTCAGACATCTGTGATGACCAGCGATGGTCAGTCAACAATGCCTGTAGAATCTTCTTCTGAAAACGCTTTCCATAGCCGGAGAATGTAACTGTTGGTCCAATTGATTCATCAGTCGTCATGATCTACCCTAACATCAAGCGATCGAATTCGCAGCATAGAAAAATGCGTCGACATTGAACTCGTTCAAACCAAGTCCTATCAACTCACGCATGAGACCTATCTTATTCTTCACGGGTACGAAAGTATCGACAACGTGATCGATCTGTTTCCGTTGGTCTGGTGCCAACATAGATCCATCTAAGTCAACCAATCGCAAGTTGCGCTTTATCAGATCCTCTGAGTCTGCTATCGTCTGATAGATCTTCAGTTTAGAAGTCGTCATGAGCCGTCTACACTCAGTCATGAATGCATCATATGTATGCTGCTCGTCTGATGAGAACATCGGAAATCTTCGTGCAATAGTCTTGAATCCAAGACCAGACACACCTGGAATATTGTCAGATCCGTCACCACAGAGCGCCTTCGCGAGAGCAAAATTCTGCGGCGATATCTGAAATTCTGTCAGCATATCTGCCTTCGTCACGAACGTCTTCTTACCAAGTCGGTATATCTTTGTCGTATCATCAAGCAACTGGTAAAAGTCCTTGTCAGACGATGCGATAACAACTTGCTTGTCGGCATATCGCGTTCGAACTAAATATGCGATCACATCATCTGCTTCGCAGTCAGGAACGTACACTTGCACAATGGGCACGTGCTTGAGGCATGAGATGACAGCCTTTATCTGGTCATCACGATTCTCAACAGTGTTCGGCATATCGTCTTCGTAGAATCGATTCAACTTCACAGGTCTTCTATTCGCCTTGTACTCAGGATAGAGTTGACGCCGACGCGTCGAGCCGCCACCTTCCCATGCGACTACAACCTGCTGAGGAATGTTCATCTCGATGAGTGTCTTCAGCATGTTCATGAACCCAACTGCACCACCCATAGGAACGCCATGTGATGACATAGTCGGATTAACTGTGAAATTCCTTATGAAAAGGTTCGCAGCGTCGACAAGCAAGATCGGTCTTTGTGGTTGTTCCTGTGTGTTTATGCTCATCATGCACCCGTAGATCCGAATCCGTTAGTATCGCGCTCTGTTTGCACAACGTCTTCCACTTCCTTGAAGGAAACAACCTTACCATATGCCATCCAATTAGCCACAACAGGATACAAGACAAGCTGTGCTATCTTCGCACCAGCATGAACGTAATGTGGTCTGTCAGCGCTATTGTGCAGCACGACAATGATCTCACCGCGATATGACGGATCAAGTATCCCACCGACAGGCCACAGACCGCGTGATGCTAATCCACTACGACCCTCGATCTTCATCAGAACACGAAAGTTGCCGTGTACACATGCACCGGTAACCATCGGTTCGTCGGCTAACTTCCACCCAATCGATATCATCGATGTTGATCTTGGTTCGATCACACAGTCTTCAACTGCATGAACATCAAACCCAACATCACCGTCATTCTGTGATGGTAGAACTGCGTTTGGATGAACACGTACAAATTTTACATCCGTCATGTACCTTCTCCTCTAGTTTTTCCAATCGCATACGAACTTCTGCCGCTGCTATAGCAACTTCATCCATGCCAGCCTTGCGGGCCCACATTGCATCTAACGATGACATAGTTCCATTGATGAATGCAATTGCCATCTTGACAACATCACCATTGTACTTCTTCAACACATCTTCAACACCGATCTGCATTACGCACCTGTCGTTCCTGCAACTGGATGTGTTGCATTGAATGTTGTCTCCGCGGCCATCTCCTCTTCAGCTTCAACCTCAGACTCAAGCGTCGGACGAGCTGCATTCTTTATGAGAGCAATGTCGAGCAGCTCGTCGATGAATGGTCGCCACACCTGATTAGAGAGGACGTCCTTGAACATGTTCTTGGTGAACTTCTTCTGATGGATGACCTCGCCTGTCTTCTCATCTGCAACGGA